CTCCAATTACCGTGACCTCTACAACATGACCACACTCCATGAAGCAATGAAGACTTATGGGATGGTGTACACTGATGAACATAAACAAAAACCAGTTATACCCCTCAAGCCCTTAGTCGAATGCGAATTCATGAAAAGAGGCTATAGATACGAACCTTACTTAGGACGTTTCTTGGGACCTCTAACCCTTAACACTGTTCTAGAGATGAGCAGCTGGACTAAGAAAGATAACCCCGATAATATAGCAGTAGACAATGCTGTCACTAGTCTTTATGAACTCTCCTTCCACGGAAAAGAAGTTTATGAACACTGGGCCCCCCAGATTGTTAAAGCTGTGCGCCAATATTATCCCCACGTTAAAATTAACCCGGCCAGACCATTAGAAATGTCTTTTTATGAGCGCCTCAATGAAGCTTGTAATATAGATTCTTTCCTACACTAGGACTCTGCAGCCGCCGACCGACACGTCTGAAAACTGTCCTGACTATGTCAGTATAAAATAAAAACCCAAAAACAATATAAAACCCCAAAAACGAGTCTTGCCTCTTCCTCGAAAAGAAGAGGCACGGTGGCTAGCTACCCCACTTTAAACCTTTAGCCATCCGACCGGGAGATGAAATCTCGGCCCCAATGAATAAGTAAAAATGACAGAATCAAGTAATAATGCGAGCGGGACTGCAACAGGCTCCCAAGAACCAAATCAACCAACTAACAATGCCCCAGAAACCGTTATCTCTTCGGGCGGAAGAGAAACCCAGGCCACCACCGCTTTTACAGCGGACGCAGAAGTTAAAATCGCAACAGTTAATAACCCATCGTGGTTCAAGAAACTATTCTCCAAGAACAATGACACGTACACCCAAGATATTAAAAGTTTCTTGGCGAAACCAGTTCAGTTAAGTTCCGGTAGTTTAACCACCAGTGATGGAGTTTCCTCCTTTCCACAGTTTGCTTTACCCAATCAAGCTATCCAAACATTCCCAATTTGGTCTCAGAAACTTAAAGGTTTCTTAGGCATGAGATGCGACATAGTTTTAAGATTCCAGGTTAATGCAAACAGATTCCAGCAAGGCAGATATATGCTTTGTTGGACTCCCTCTGGAGGAGCTCCTTTCTCTAACCAGAGACACATTTTACATTATTCCATGCACAACGCAACTTTGGTTCAGAGAACCCAGTTACATCACGTCGAATTAGATATAAACACACAAACAGAAGTTATTCTTAGAATTCCCTATAATAGTGCTTTCAATTATCTAGATATCGACCCAATGATCAATGACCCTCTCACTTGTGGATGCTTAGGTGTAGTTCAACTATACCCATACTCCACTCTAGTTGCGCCCAGCGGATCAACCTCGTGTACATACACCATTTGGATTTCTCTTGAAAATGTAGAATTAATTGGTGCCACTATCCCTCAGATGGGTACCGAGGATGAACAAAAGAAAAAGGGCGTGGGCCCTTTAGAATCCAATCTAGTAAAAGTCCAGAAAGTATCGTCCATTTGGGCCGATGTTCCTTTGATAGGAGCATTCGCGTCCCAAGTAGGATGGGTTTCCAATTTATTAGCTCATTCAGCCCACGTATATGGCTGGTCTCGACCAGCTAATTTAGAACACGCTTCATTCTTCCAACGACAAGGTTTACACCAATTTGGAAGTTGTGATGTTATAGATAACTCCCAAGTGTTGTCTTACATGTCATCAAATGCAGTGGATGTTTCCCC